AATAATCCAAGATTAATTACTTTAGCTTGTGTTCTAGGAATTTGTGCCATGTCTGCTACAATTTTATGAAAATCAGCGTTGCCTTCTTTATAAGCGTCCACAACAGTGAAGGCTGAAGGCAACTGCTGAAGAGATGCATAATGTACAACCAACCTTGGTTCTTGTTGGTTATAATCAAAGCATCCCCACACACAACCATTCTCGGGAATGAATAGGGATCGAATCATTGGTCCAAGGTCTTTATTGCGTGCGGGAATCTGTTGTAAATTTGGATTAGAGTATGAAAATCTACCAGTCACAGTACCTCCTTGATCAGATCGTATTTGATTAATATCTGCGTGGATTCTACCTGTATGTTCATGCTTAATAATAGTATCTATAAACGTAGTATGTGCTTTGTTAATCTCTCGAGCTTTTGCTATTTTCTGAACTAAAGGGTGAGAGTGTCTTTGTAAAAAATTTTTCGTAAAGGAAGGAGCTTGTGTTTTTTCTGTTCGTTCGTAAGGTATTTTTAATTTGTCAAAAATTTTGGCAATCGATCGTGCTGCCCATATTTGGGCATCTATGCCTGTTTCTTTTTTTATTTCTAGCAGGAATTGCTTTTCTTCTGATGCTAATTGTTTCTTCAGTTTGTGAGCTTTTTGAACATCCACGCGGACGCCTTTAAATTTCATATCTACCAGACAGGGAAATAAGTCAGACTCTAATTCAAAAATAGATTCTAGATCCTGGTTGCTTAATTCTTGTTTCAATTTTCTCCATAACTGATACGTGACTTCAGCGTCTCGTTCTGCATAAGCACCTACGTACATTGCCGGTAGTTTCCACATCTCGGCTTTATGATCAATGCCCCACTCTTTAGCTCCGGCAATTAGAGTGGTTTCATCTTTTCCATATCCAATATATTCTCGACCTAAACTATTTAAGTCATAACGCATTCTATTTTCATTAATCAAAGAAGCAGCGGTCATGGTATCAACAATGTCTCCTTTAATTTCTATTCCCATGGAACGAATCCAACACACATCGTACATGGAATTATGAAAAATTTTAAGAGAAGAAGATTCACATAGCGTTCTAAACCATTGAATTACCTTGTTTTTTTGAAGGTTGCCACCGCCTTCGTGATCAAAAGGAAAATAACCTTTGTAGTCTTCACTGGCGACAGAGATACCTACTACTTTTCCATTTCCAATAACAGAACCTGATCCTTTTGTTTTTAAATCAGGATCTGAAGTTTCTAAATCAATAGCCACTTCTTGACGGTTAGTTAAGTCTGGAAATTTTTCTGGTTTAACCCATTCTGTTTGAGGTTTGAATAAAGGAATTTGCATTATGAATAATCTCTATCAATAATCATATCAATATAATGTTTTGCTTTTTCTAGATCTTGAACTTCTCCTTTAGATGCGTGTCTGCAAATATATTTAATAGCATTTCCTTCTGCAAATTGCAATTTGTTCTTGTTTATAAACTCGCTCGGCTGAATCACCATATCTTTATAGTGAGTTCCTCCAATTTGTTTTTTGTATGGATTCATATTTTAAACTCCTTACTTCTATCTTTGCATCGAATCAAAAATAAATTTTTACTGCATCGTGTAAGACCGACGTACCACACTCTTTGTTCTTCATCTTGTTTCATAATAGTTTTCGTTGCTCCTTTTATAGTGTTACGTGTTTGATTTTGGAGAATAATAACATTGGTTGCTTCTCCTCCTTTTGAACTATGGAGGGTGAGCACTTTTACTCTCGGTTTAAGACGCAAATCCTCTCCGTTATTTCGCATGGTTCTGATATAAGTTTTAGTGTTTGGGGCGACCGCAGTGAACGCATCATACCATTGAAGCTGGGAATTTAATTCATATTCTTTTTCCAAGTCATTTAATTTAAATAATTTATCTTCGGTTTCTTTTAATTTTTTATTGAATCTTTCTAGTAGTCGTTGGACTTCTATCGTGTTGAGTTCTTTTTCTTTTTTCCATGCTTCCCAATTGAGAATATCTCGGTAAAGAGATTCACTAATACTTCTTCCATCTTTAGTTTCAAAATAAATTCCGCGTCTTCTCAGATCTTTAAGAATAGGTTTTAATAGATCATTGGTTCTGGCTAAGATATACCAATCTCCTTTTGAAAGATCGATTGGATCAATAGAAAAAAATATTTCTATAGTTCCTTCTTCAGACGTTGGAGTATTCCAAGGTTTGTCTAGTCTTCCTAATTTAATATTATCTAAGCGTAAAAGAGCTCGTTGATGTATTATTTTAGGTACTCGTCTAGATTGCTTAAGAGGGATTTCAATAGCATCAAATTTAATAAAAGAATCAACATCAGCACCAGCCCATCCAAAGATAGCCTGATCGTCATCGCCTGCAATATAAATATCTTTGGTGTGTGATTGTAAAGCCGTAATCATTTTCCATTGTAAAAGAGAAAGATCTTGAGCTTCATCAATAAAGATAACATCAAACTCAGGGACCTTAGCCTCAGGTAATTGAATTTGATCTATAAATCGATTAAGCATGTCATTATAATCAATAAGTTTATAAGTATTTTTATAGTCCTCGATATGTTTAGCAACAACTTGAATTTTATCTCTTTCAATTTTTCCAAGATGTTCATTACGATCTAATTGATCTAAAACATTAATATTTCTCACTGTGGCTAAATTGATTAGACTTAAATACTCACTGTTTGAAGTAAAAATTCCATTGAACTCATTTTTTTCGTAGGTAGCATATTTAATTCTTAATCCACATTCTTCTCCTATGACTTTATAATGTTCTTCTTGCATAACATTTTCTTCTTGAAGTCCTAGATATCTGAAAGCAAAAGAGTGCAATGTTCTAAAGTGTTTAATATTTTTTTTAGTTAAATGGGGGAAAGCTTCTAGAAACCTGTCCCTAGCTTCGTGTGCTGCTTTACGTGTGAATGCAAAATAACCAATACGTTCCAGAGGAGTCCCTGATTTTTTATACTCCATTACTTTGTCTAGTAGCGTTTGTGTTTTACCTGTACCTGGAGGACCTACTACTTTATAATTCATTAATACTGAGGTTCCTTTCTTTCAGGTTTTTTATATTCAATCTGGTCAACTTTCATTTGTTTAAGTTTCACTACTTTGTGAGTCTTTTGATTAATGTTAAAAGAATGATCAAACTCTGCTCCTAGTTCTTGTTTCATAATAATTCCTGTATCTCGAGCATCTAGTTTCCATCTCGTAGGAAGCGTTTCAAAAAAAGAAGAAAAAATAAAATAATGAAAACCCTCATCGCTCCAACACAAGCCTCCACGAATATCACTTCTTGTTTTAGCTTGAGTTGAATTAACACAGTACGTGTAAAGATGTTGATACAATTGATCTTTAATATCGGTTCCAGCGGCGGGGTAAATAGTGACACATCCTTTTGTTACTTGATTAAGAAAGGCTCTGAATGCTGTAGGAGATAAAGGATCGGGATAAAAATCGGCTTGTAACCAAATTAAATCTAAAAGAAACTTTTGAGTTGTAAAGATTCCAGGATTGGATGCCTCACATTGAACTGGTTTTCCATCCGGTTTTTCCACCATGAATCGAAGTCGTGGAGTAGTACTCATAATTTTTTGTAAACCAGAAATAAGAGGAAAAATAGAATTGGCATCTGATTTAATTCCAAATTTTCTTTTAACGCAAATATGTTTTAGACACACCGGTTCCAAGATTTCATCATTACAGGTATGTCCCGCTGTATCTTTACTCCAGGCTTTGATTTTGTCATTAATTTCTTTTAGAGACCAAGGTTTTGTAAAATATTTATTGGCTTCATTGACTTTATCGGGCCATTGGTCCTTATATTTTTTCTTTGCAAAAACCATATAATTATACATAAAACGATCTCTGCCATCTCCTAATTTAGTTTTAGACAGTCGTTGCAAACAACATGGGCCATCTTCAAATTCAGGATCTCCTCCTTTTAAAACTTCTTCTTCACATCGGGAGATGAGTTTTTGTAATTCTTCAGGGTCGAATTGAGATTCTGTGGCTATTTTAATGAATTGTTCTAGAGATAAAGGCTCATTGTTTTTGTCAAGAGCATAACGAGTTGTTCCTTTTTCCTTTTGATAAGGAAGATTAATAAAATTTCCTGATATATTTCCATGTTCATCGGGTTCTAGTTCAACTTGTTTAGGATAAATTTCAGTGGTTCTTTTTAGTTCAAGAGGTAAAAGTAAAGAAGCTAATGAATCTCGCATAGTTTGAGCGTCAATGGCTGCTTTCAAAAATAAATAAAGATGTAATCCACCACTTTTTGATTGGCATGCGACCAGTGGAAGT